CCCATATGGCGCAGCAGTATATAAAAACCATGAATTCAAGTCATTGATATTTAATGATAAAAATTATTTTATTGTCTTTTTATTAGCCAAAATTAACTTTATTCAACCGTTTGATTTCATTGACGTTCGTTTTTATTTTGGGGAAAGGTTTTCTCTACCATTTATATCCAAATTACAAGTCTACATTTTATTAACATCTCAATACATGTGAGGCCTTGCAGACCTTTGTGAGACCTTATGTGTCTCTGTTTTGTCCCAACTTATGTTAAGAGGCACATAATTAAAAATAAGATAACGATGCCGCCAAGCAGTGCAAAACCTTGTTTACTCCACGACTGTCTGCCCCATTATCTGCATACATAATTATCCTCCATAACTGAGATAAATGTCGGTTATGAGCGAACAACAGACGTTTAGTTTATGATGGCTGTGTCTATACATTAAACATAACATCCATTACCGGCACCGCTTATTAATTGCTATCTGATATTGTCACTAAAAAAATAGGCATTCCCCGATATAATAATCACAAAGAAGCTTTTGGTGCTGGCAATCGGTATACCTCATAGTGGACTGCGACTTTCCGGGCACGACAAGGATATATCAATGTATGAGCAGGAAAATTAGACCGTGGTGCGTCATATGATGACTAAGCACGGATAACAGCTACTTAATTGAAACTATTGATTATATTACAGCCAGTGCCCTATAGGATGGTTAGTCATCAACCGCGACTCCTGCACAATCATGGGCTATTGCCAGCAATTGTTTTTTAATTGCTTTAGCATCTACCGTCATATCTACTGTAGCAAAATGGATCTTATGTCCCTGAGTGACAACATACTCATTAAGCATATAGCCAACAGCTGGATGAAGTAGAAGACCAGCGGCATTGAGCGAAAGCGGATCCGTCTTGTTCTCCTGTGTTCTAAGGTAGGTATATAGCTGATAAATATAGCCATTACGTAGTGATTGCTCCCGATGCCAACCCTTTGTCAGAATCGAATTAAATTTGGTATCGATAATAATACGCCGCTGGGCAGTCTTGTGTTCCAGAATAATGTCTGACTTCATTGTCGGGAAAATCTCTGCACTACCTGCACTTTGATCGCTCAACGCCCATTTCAGCTCTTTCCCTGCAGAGACCTGCCAAGTTGTTTTGTCAAGGTGTACACGATATAAGCCAGCGATACCTTTTTCAAATAGTCTTCTCATCCAGTAAAGGTTATTTGAGGGCGCAGGTAAAAGATATTGGCCTTGATCTTCGGTCGGCATCAGCAGTTCAAAAGCTAATCGTGCGGCATCGACCATCGGTTTATCTGCGGCATCATGGCGTCCAAAACGCCACACTGAGGGTAATTCGTGGGGGGCAGGATATCCTCCATTTATCCCCTCACGGCGAAGTGATATTGCCATAAAATGGCAATCTGCCGCCAAAGACGGTTTCACTATGATTGAGGCCAGACGTTCTAACGCACAGCGAACATAGCGATTTCGGGGGGTGTTGAGGGTTATGTCTTGAAAATGGCAGGCAACCTGTCCCCGTTCCAGCAGTTGATGACTGGCAGTATACAGTATGTCAATGCGCCCTCTCACCCGGTTCAGGGCCGCATGACAAGTTTGGTATCCCATATTTAAATTGCGACGTCGGCGCAGCGTAATCTCATGAAGGAGGATTGTCGCCACCAGGTCGGGGATTTCTGCTGGGTTATCTTCTACTGCGATCTGATTGCGCCCTAACTGGCGAAACAGATCTGAAGCGTACAGCATCAGCATCCAGATATTTCGCATGGGAATACGTGATGCTGTATGTTGCTCACTCCCGGTTATTGTCGTCATTTTGCTAATAACACTTTTCTGGCTTCATCGACTTTATTTGGAGCATCGAACCAATATTCGGCGAGCAAAGGGCAGATCTCTGTATCAACGACTTGTTCATACCAAGCCTGGGCATCGTTGATTTTTTGGCCGATAGCTGGGGTGACATAGCTGTGACCGATACAAAACTGTGGTCCTAAGGTAACATCTTTTGCCAGCATATCGTTTAATACCGTCAGTCGAGATTTGATGAATGCTAACATGTCAAAATCAATTGCGTAATTATAATTTACCCAGTTTCTCCACGCGTCATTAAAAGCTGGCTTTAGATCGATAAACGCGAAACGACGGCGCAGCGCTAGGTCAAGTAGTGCGAGTGAGCGGTCTGCAATATTCATCGTACCGATGATATATAGATTCTCAGGAATGTATATTTTTTCATCAGCATTTTTAGGATAGGAAAGAGATAATGCCTCAGTCGGCGTGCGTTTATCTGCTTCCATCAACGTGAGTGTTTCACCGAAGATTTGCGCCGGATTGCCACGATTAATCTCTTCAATTATCACCACATATTTCGAGGTAGGATTATTGACTGCAGTTTTGATTGCATTTACAAAAGGTCCATCAATTAGCGTCAATTGCCCTTCTTTACCTGGACGCCAGCCGCGAATAAAGTCTTCGTAAGAGAGGTTCGGGTGAAATTGCACCGCGCTAATACGCTCAGGTGCTTTTTCTCCCATCAAGCAGTACGCCAGACGTCGCGCTAACCAAGTTTTTCCAGTTCCGGGTGGTCCTTGTAATATCAGGTTTTTCTTGTCGATCAGGCGCTGAAGTGTGAGTTGGATCTTAGCCTCTTCCAAGAAACAGCCATCCTGCACCAGATGACTGATGTCATAAGGAACGTGGGTGAGTTTTGGCGACAGCGCACTCTCTTCGACAGTTTCCTCAGTTATCGTCTGGGATTCGTTTTTCTCAAAATTCAGGTATTCATAATTTCCGGACTCGAGGGACTTTAACTCATCATCATTGCATAGTTTCTGTAGATAAAAGTAGATTGAGCTTGTAACAGTTTTGCTCTCAGGATGCTCTACCTTGAAAACGTCCAAGTAGTTTTCTTCCAACTCCGAAGCAGTGAAATAAGGGCCATTTTTTTTCAGGCATAACGCCTTAATTTTATTCAGTAAAGAGGCTTTCCACGTTCTATTTGCCACCTCATCTTTAGACTGGCTAAGATCTGTATTCCACGCTGATAAGGAAAGTTCTGGGAAAGAATGAACCGGATAGTTTGGTTGGGTAAAGACCTCGTTCAGCGCCCGCATAAGACTCAGGTAACTTTGTCCACTACAGCGACCTTTTGCCCCGTTTTTAATGATCTTAATGTTTAACACTGTCTGAATGTAATACTGCGACTGGCTATCTAAAGTGGGGTAGAACCAAGGACGGGTCCAGTACAACCCCATGGTGAGATTCCAACCGACATTCATTACTGTAGAAGCGATGTCATATGCGGCAGTGAAGTCTGCAGAGTTAGTATTCTGGTTATCCGCAAAGGTCATTGCCTGTGAGAACATTTCCCACAAGCATTCAATGTCATTAGGGTCGCGTGACTTTTCATAACCAAAGAACCAAGATTTTTGGTTATTCAACAGAGGGATTCCGGCAAAGGAGTCAGGAATCGGTTCGTTCACGCCCAACAAATTCGCTAGCTTGGCAGCAATAATTTTGCGATTGCTGTCGGTCAAGTTACGATTGAACAAGCCCATAGTAGTAAACGGACAAATGTCTTTTAAGGGAAAGATCTCTCCCATAATAGATTTGTCCTGCAGATGGGACATTCCTTCCACACCCGAGGCAATTAGATGAATACCTTTGACTAATTCATCTCTACGATTTCGCCAAGTCAGTAACGCGTTGGCAAAAGCCTCATAAAAACTAGCCCAAGCAAACTTGCCATCATGTTCTGCTGTATCCACGGGAACTCCATTATACTTGTTGAGCAATGATAATTTATCTGTGTGAGTTTTAACATATTACTATCAGTTATAGAAAAATTTAACTATCCGATACAGAGAGCGGAATGCTGAATTTGACCTGACTTGCTTCCAACCAATTAAAATCAACTTATTTATCAATTGGTTATTTTGGCACATGGCGGTCATCAAGGCAATATCGCTTTGTCATAAGGTGTCGAGGCTCGGAGGTTCAAATCCTCTCATACAAAAAATAAATAAAATTAATGACGGTTGGAAATTATTCAATACACTCTCGAAAGTACATCAGCCAACCGCAGCACGTTATTGCATATAACGTTTCTGCGGCATATCACAAAACTATTATTCCATAACAGGGATTGCGGGCCACTCAATATCAGGTGCAGTTGATGTATCAACACGATTCAGCAACACCCGATACTTCTTCCAGGCTTCAAGCAACGAGGTTTCTTCCTCCGTTGCGATTTCCAGATCTGCAGCATCCTGAAGCGGCGCAATATGCTCACTGGCTACCTGCATCAGGCTGTTTTTTGTTTCTTCCGCCTCCCGGATCCGGAACAGTTTTTCTGCTTCCGTATCCTTCACCCAGGCTGTGCCGTTCCACTTCTGAAACTCCCCTTCCGGGGATAACCAGGTAACATTTTCCGGTAACGGACCGAGTTCAGAAATAAATAACGCGTCGCCGGAAGCCACGTCATAAACCGTTTTACCCCGATGGTCTTCAACGAGATGCCACGATGCCTCATCACTGTTGAAAACAGCCACGAAGCCTGCCGGAATATCTGGTGGTGCAATATCGGTACTGTTTGCTGGCAGACCTGTATGAGGCGGAATATATGCGTCACCTTCACCAATAAATTCATTAGTTCCGGCCAGCAGATTATAAATTTTTATGGTCCGTGCTTGTTCACTCATTCTGAATGCCATTATGCAAGCCTCACAATATAGTTAAATGCGATGTTTTTGACGGTGTTTTCCGCGTTACCCGCAGCGTTAACGGTGATGGTGTGTCCATGTGAGCCAATCGCAACGGAGTGCGTATGAGCACCAATACCGACAGTATGTGCATGTGCGCCTGCGCTTGCAGCAGTGCCGGACAGCGAGTGGGTATGAGCACCATCTGATGATGTCTTCCCTGCATTACGAGTCTGGCCACTACCGCTTGTTGTGCTCATAATCCCCGCGCTTGGATTTGAAATCGCGGTATAACCATTAGGGAAAATGCTCGTGTTCGTGCCACCAAATGCACCGGAACTCTTGTGTTGGTGCGCGCCGGCACTATTTGCGGTCCCGCTAATACTATGGGTATGCGCCCCGGTGTTATTCGTGGATTTGGTTCCGTAATCAAACGACGATGTGGTTTTCGTCCCCAAATCCGTACTGGATGCGCTGGCGCTGTGGGTGTGCGATTTAATGCCGTCCTGTTCCTGAGACAATACGGCGCGACCACTGGCAGGTTTGCCCTTAATCGTCCAGCCACGCATATCAGGGATCACGCCTGACGGATAAGCGGCTGCAAGTTTCGGGTATGCAGATTTGTCAAAAGTCTGCCCCTGCATCAGGGCATAACCAGACGGAACGGTATCTGATGGCCACGGGATTGGTGCGCCGACTGGGTAGCTTTCTGGTGGAAGATTTTTCGAGGTATAAACTTCTGCCCAGTCTTCCTCAAAACCATAGCCATCTCTTGAGGAACGGTAGAACAGACCTCCATTTCTGTAATGTGCCTTCATCTGCAGGGTCCGGCAACTTCCGACTCCGGTATAGAAGTTAACCAGAATATAGCTGTCGCCAGAGCGGGTGACATTGTAAGCGCCTGATTCGGCATTCCATGGAACGCCCCCATCCGCATCGGCATATGTATCCGTTGCCCTTCTGGCAAAAGCAGCCACATGCGCGGCGGTTAAAGTAATATCTTTGGAACCATCAAACTCAACACCAGAAACCAGTCTTGGCGTTTGCAGCTTTGTTGCTGTTAATGCATTACCATTCAGACTTGCGGACAGTTTGGTTCCAATAATCAGTTCGCCGGTTGCGTTATCAATAGCAAACGGTCTTAATGTATTCCAGCCACCATAAACATCACCTTGATTGGTAAGCAGCAGGTAAGTTTTAGCGCCATCATTACGCCATAATGCACCATACTCCCCACCTATCATTCGAATCTGATTACCACCACGCGCTACAATTTCGTCTGTGGCAAAAAGTTTTTTGCACGACAAGTTATCGTTAACGATTAACGAATGAGACTCATAAAAACCACGCCCACTCTTAAAATCAAGGATAACGTCCGCCGCGATACATTCAGTCGCCGGATTTGTTGCCCCAAACTTATAGGTCGTATCATTAACAACGAGATCAGCACCAGGTGCGGATATTGACAGGCCATCTTCGATAAACGCAAAAACAGGGAAAGCAGCGCCATCAACATAGAACACAGAGCGCAAATCATCGCCCTTATTACTCATCATTATTGAGTGGATGGCTCGTTCATTGTTTTGATATTGCCAGAACATTCCATAAGCATAACGCCCCCTGTCAGTCCAGCCACCAGGCATAACAAATCCGTTAAACTCGCAGTTATTCATCGGATCGCCTGCGGTTCGCGTTGCCGTGGTGATAATGACCCTTGATGCCAGTTCGCTTACTGAGCCAGCAGAACGCATAACAACAACAGGGTAATATTTTCCAGATGTTGCACCTGCAGGAGCGTTAACCCGCACATAACGCATACCACGCTTATCAGCAAAGTCTGTTTTACTGACCGCGTTAATGTTGTTCAGGAAGCGTCCCTTATCAGTTCATCCAGCGCGGCTGCTTTGTTCATGGCTTTGATGATATCCCGTTTCAGGAAATCAACATGTCGGTTTTCCAGTTCCGGAAAACGCCGCTGCACCGACAGGGGGATCCCGTCGAGAATACTGGCAATTTCACCTGCGATCCGCGACAACACGAAAGTACAGAATGCGGTTTCCACCACTTCAGCGGAGTCTCTGGCATTCTTCAGTTCCTGTGCGTCGGCCTGCGCACGCGTAAGTCGATGGCGTTCGTACTCAATAGTCCCTGGCTGGAGATCTGCCTCGCTGGACTGCCGCAGTTCTTCAACCTCCCGGCGCAGCTTTTCGTTCTCAATTTCAGCATCCCTTTCGGCATACCATTTTATAACGGCGGCAGAGTCATAAAGCACCTCATTACCCTTGCCACCGCCTCGCAGAACGGGCATTCCCTGTTCCTGCCAGTTCTGAATGGTACGGATACTCGCACCGAAAATGTCAGCCAGCTGCTTTTTGTTGACTTCCATTGTTCATTCCACGGCCAAAAACAGAGAAAGGAAACGACAAAGGCCCAAAAGTTCGTTTTCAGCACCTGTCGTTTCCTTTCTTTTCAGGGGGTATTTTAAATAAAAACATTAAGTTACGACGAAGAAGAACGGAAACGCCTTAAACCGGAAAATTTTCATAAATAGCGAAAACCCGCGAGGTCGCCGCCCCGTAACCTGTCGGATCGCCGGAAAGGACCCGCAAAATGATAATAATTATCATCTACATGTCACAACGTGCATCTACGCCATCAAACCACGTCAAATAATCAATTATGACGCAGGTATCGTATTAATTGATCTGCATCAACTTAACGTAAAAACAACTTCAGACAATACAAATCAGCGACACTGAATACGGGGCAACCTCATGTCAACGAAGAACAGAACCCGCAGAACAACAACCCGCAACATCCGCTTTCCTAACCAAATGATTGAACAAATTAACATCGCTCTTGAGCAAAAAGGGTCCGGGAATTTCTCAGCCTGGGTCATTGAAGCCTGCCGTCGGAGACTAACGTCAGAAAAGAGAGCATATACATCAATTAAAAGTGATGAAGAATGAACATCCCGCGTTCTTCCCTCCGAACAGGACGATATTGTAAATTCACTTAATTACGAGGGCATTGCAGTAATTGAGTTGCAGTTTTACCACTTTCCTGACAGTGACAGACTGCGTGTTGGCTCTGTCACAGGCTAAATAGTTTGAATGATTAGCAGTTATGGTGATCAGTCAACCACCAGGGAATAATCCTTCATATTATTATCGTGCTTCACCAACGCTGCCTCAATTGCTCTGAATGCTTCCAGAGACACCTTATGTTCTATACATGCAATTACAACATCAGGGTAACTCATAGAAATGGTGCTATTAAGCATATTTTTTACACGAATCAGATCCACGGAGGGATCATCAGCAGATTGTTCTTTATTCATTTTGTCGCTCCATGCGCTTGCTCTTCATCTAGCGGTTAAAATATTACTTCAAATCTTTCTGTATGAAGATTTGAGCACGTTGGCCTTACATACATCTGTCGGTTGTATTTCCCTCCAGAATGCCAGCAGGACCGCACTTTGTTACGCAACCAATACTATTAAGTGAAAACATTCCTAATATTTGACATAAATCATCAACAAAACACAAAGAGGTCAGACCAGATTGAAACGATAAAAACGATAATGCAAACTACGCGCCCTCGTATCACATGGAAGGTTTTACCAATGGCTCAGGTTGCCATTTTTAAAGAAATATTCGATCAAGTGCGAAAAGATTTAAACTGTGAATTGTTTTATTCTGAACTAAAACGTCACAACGTCTCACATTATATTTACTATCTAGCCACAGATAATATTCACATCGTGTTAGAAAACGATAACACCGTGTTAATAAAAGGACTTAAAAAGGTTGTAAATGTTAAATTCTCAAGAAACACGCATCTTATAGAAACGTCCTATGATAGGTTGAAATCAAGAGAAATCACATTTCAGCAATACAGGGAAAATCTTGCTAAAGCAGGAGTTTTCCGATGGGTTACAAATATCCATGAACATAAAAGATATTACTATACCTTTGATAATTCATTACTATTTACTGAGAGCATTCAGAACACTACACAAATCTTTCCACGCTAAATCATAACGTCCGGTTTCTTCCGTGTCAGCACCGGGGCGTTGGCATAATGCAATACGTGTACGCGCTAAACCCTGTGTGCATCGTTTTTAATTATTCCCGGACACTCCCGCAGAGAAGTTCCCCGTCAGGGCTGTGGACATAGTTAATCCGGGAATACAATGACGATTCATCGCACCTGACATACATTAATAAATATTAACAATATGAAATTTCAACTCATTGTTTAGGGTTTGTTTAATTTTCTACACATACGATTCTGCGAACTTCAAAAAGCATCGGGAATAACACCATGAAAAAAATGCTACTCGCTACTGCGCTGGCCCTGCTTATTACAGGATGTGCTCAACAGACGTTTACTGTTCAAAACAAACCGGCAGCAGTAGCACCAAAGGAAACCATCACCCATCATTTCTTCGTTTCTGGAATTGGGCAGAAGAAAACTGTCGATGCAGCCAAAATTTGTGGCGGCGCAGAAAATGTTGTTAAAACAGAAACCCAGCAAACATTCGTAAATGGATTGCTCGGTTTTATTACTTTAGGCATTTATACTCCGCTGGAAGCGCGTGTGTATTGCTCACAATAATTGCATGAGTTGCCCATCGATATGGGCAACTCTATCTGCACTGCTCATTAATATACTTCTGGGTTCCTTCCAGTTGTTTTTGCATAGTGATCAGCCTCTCTCTGAGGGTGAAATAATCCCGTTCAGCGGTGTCTGCCAGTCGGGGGGAGGCTGCATTATCCACGCCGGAGGCGGTGGTGGCTTCACGCACTGACTGACAGACTGCTTTGATGTGCAACCGACGACGACCAGCGGCAACATCATCACGCAGAGCATCATTTTCAGCTTTCGCATTAGCTAACTCCTTCGTGTATTTTTCATCCAGTGCAGCAACATCACGCTGGCGCATCTGCATGTCAGTAATTGCCGCGTTCGCCAGCTTCAGTTCTCTGGCATTTTTGTCGCGCTGGGCTTTGTAGGTAATGGCGTTATCACGGTAATGATTAACAGCCCATGACAGGCAGACGATGATGCAGATAACCAGAGCGGAGATAATCGCGGTTACTCTGTTCATTGCTGACCCCACAAACAGATTTCACGCTCAATCTCACGACGAGTCATGAGACCTTTCCATTGCTTACCGCCAGCATATGTCCAGCGACGTAGCTGATCACATGCGCCTTTGATATCGCCCTGGTTTATTTTGCGAAGAAGCGTCGATGTTCTGAAATTGCCAGCGCCCACGTTGTAAACGAACGAGTAAAGAGCGCCGCGCGTTGTTTCCGGTATATCAACTTTTATGTACGGGTTAATTTGTCTGGCGACCGTGGCAAGGTCTTTATTCAGGAGGGCTTTGCATTCTGCTTTGGTATACGTTTTACCGAGCATGATGTCTTTTCCTGTATGCCCGTGACATACAGTCCATACACCAACAATATCTTTGTATGGTATGTAGCTGACACCTTCCAGACCATCGTTACCACTTGGGCCAGTGATTAACACTGATGCTATAGCAATTGCTCCGCCACCAATAGCAGCAGCAACGGCTTTTCGTAATGATGGAGGCATTATTCACCTCTCGCAGCCTTGCGCTTATCTTCTTTAATCTTGAAATAAAGGTTTGTCAGGTACGTCAGCAGGCCAAATACCAGGCTACCCAGCACACCTATTGCTGCCCACTGTGAGGGCGTGACTTTATCGAGCAGCTGTAAAAACCAGTAACCGGCACTACCTGCTGAGGTGCCATAGGCGACACCCGTTGTTAACTTATCCATGGATTTCATAACCCCACCTCGCAGACAAAGCGGGTGTAAATTGAGGGAATACAACGTATCGCAAAAAAGCAGAAACGTAACAGACTCGGAGTCAGTGAATAACTCAGGTATTGAGTTATCAGCTAATATCGAGACTCAGAAAATGGAAAAACCAGCTCGACGGCGGGTTTAAGCTGTGTGACGAAGTAACCACTCTTAACAGCATAACCAATTTTTTACGTACGTAAACCACTGAATGATATTTATGAGAATGCTACCGAGTGTTCAAAACACCACCACAAATACATAAGAAAACCTCAACAAATAACCAATAAATAATTTCAGACGTTATTTTTAGTTGATTTAAATTAAACTGCCGAATTATAGAACCTCCATAAATAACAACCATTAATATAAATTAGCTAATAGGTTTATTTTTGTTCAAATAAGAGCCACAAATAGGTTTCGATAGAAAAAGTTCAGATAAAAATAGAGATCTACTTCACAAATTAAATGAGAAACTAAAACTTACATCTTGAAATAATCACATTGATTAGATGAATATTTATCGCGCAGTGACATCATTTTTTAATAATAGTTCAAAAAAAGGGCTCACGATGAAAAAATTAACAGTGGCAATTTCTGCTGTAGCTGCATCAGTACTGATGGCGATGTCTGCTCAGGCAGCTGAAATTTATAATAAAGACAGTAACAAGCTGGATCTATATGGGAAAGTTAATGCCAAGCACTACTTCTCCTCTAATGATGCAGATGATGGTGATACTACTTATGCCCGTCTTGGCTTCAAAGGTGAAACCCAAATCAACGATCAACTGACTGGTTTCGGTCAGTGGGAATATGAATTCAAAGGCAACCGCGCTGAATCTCAAGGCTCCTCCAAAGACAAAACCCGTCTTGCATTTGCAGGCCTGAAATTCGGGGACTACGGCTCAATCGATTACAGCCGTAACTACGGTGTAGCATATGACATCGGTGCGTGGACTGACGTTCTGCCAGAATTCGGTGGCGATACCTGGACCCAAACAGATGTGTTCATGACTGGTCGCACCACTGGTGTTGCAACTTATCGTAACAACGACTTCTTTGGTCTGGTTGATGGTCTGAACTTTGCTGCTCAGTATCAGGGTAAAAATGACCGCACTGACGTAACTGAAGCTAATGGTGATGGTTTCGGTTTCTCCACTACTTATGAGTATGAAGGATTCGGTGTAGGTGCAACCTATGCTAAATCTGACCGCACTAATAATCAGGTTATCTACGGTAACAACAGCCTGAATGCATCTGGTCAAAATGCTGAAGTATGGGCAGCTGGTCTGAAATATGATGCGAACAACATCTATCTGGCTACCACCTATTCTGAAACCCAGAACATGACTGTTTTTGGTAATAACCATATTGCCAACAAAGCACAAAACTTCGAAGTAGTTGCACAATATCAGTTCGACTTCGGTCTGCGTCCGTCCGTTGCTTACCTGCAATCTAAAGGAAAAGACTTGGGTGCGTGGGGTGATCAGGACCTGGTTGAATATATTGATGTAGGTGCAACCTATTACTTCAACAAAAATATGTCCACTTTTGTTGATTACAAAATCAACCTGATTGATAAGAGCGATTTCACGAAAGCATCTGGCGTTGCTACCGATGATATCGTTGCTGTAGGTATGGTTTACCAGTTCTAATTTGATTACTAAAAGATATGTTGCGGGAGGCTTTGCCTCCCCAACATATAAGTGGCTCCCTCAAGCCACTTCCTTTAGGAGCACAACCTTGCTTCTAACTATATAAACCTTCTGTTATATATTACCCTTTATTTTTGGGGGCGTTGCAACGCCCCATTTTTAATAATTTTTAGTAAACAATTGGCATATTAATTAGAGTTATTAACAACGATATCCATCTCTAACCGGATATCTAATGCCATTAACATCCCTTCAATTATGCCCTCAGCCTTCTGTAACCTTTTCCCGATATAACCATCAGAGCAGCAATGCTTACCTGCCAGTGACATGAATGTCATACCGACTACATAATAATCTACTAATAAATCGTGCAAATCGCTGTTGTTCTTTTTCAGACGGGCCATGCACCCGCAAATAATCATCGCGTCATCGTCACAACATTGCGGGCGAGATTTTACTTTTGAAGTAATTAATCCCTTAAAACCGGCGGCAATGGACGACCAGGTCACATCTTCATGATTATTAGCCGCCCACGCTCCCCAACGCTCAAGAACCATCTGAATATCACGCATCAACTTACTCCACAAAAATCAGACCAGAACGCCAATTACAAGCAAAAATCAACAAAACAGTATTAGTTGATTGTTATCTCTGACTTCATACTCCTGCTCCTGTCAGGGTTTTGGCGTAATTCTTCAGTATTCGGTAATCGGTCAAAACAGAACCGGGGAAACGATATAAGCGCAGATGCCCCCAGCGGTGGCGAAGAAGTTCTGCCATATAAAACTCAAACATCATTCATTCCCCATTTCGGTGATGGTCAGTTCCAGCCTCCCACCTTTGGTAACAGGCATCTTCACAACGCGGTAATCAACGACCTGAGCATCATCCAGCCAGAAACCTGCTTTGGTGAGTGCGTCAAAAGCGGCTTTTTGCAGATTATCCAGGTCACGGCGACGGCGATCCGGCATGTGGCACTCAATACGGATTTTCACTGGCATAGCCAGGCCGATATCCAGCATTGCGTTTTTAATGATTCGGGTGACGTTATCGCGGTATGCCTGCCCTTCTGCGCTGATGTGCGTGCGCCCGCGATTATGGCGGTAATAGCGATTATTGCTCGGAGGCCAGGGTAATGTGATGCTGTAGGTATTCACGCCTTAATAACCCCCTCTTTCAGCCAGATAACCTGTGTTCTCGCCATACCTTCCAGCGCGCATTCTTTTGCATATGCAGCATCGACAAAATGTGTGCGGCGGTCGATTTCGTCGTGGCAGGCAGAACATGCAATGGTGGCAATCAGGTCTGGCGGTTTGATACCGGTACCGCACAATCCAGCCAGCCGGATATGTGCCAGTACAGACGTTTCAGAATTGCCATTACATACGCCAGGGATTCTTACCTGGCATTCCCGACCACGCGCTGCTTTTCTCAAATCAGCCATGATTCCTCCTTGCTGCCAGTCGCAACCATTTTTTATCAACCAGGCTGGCGGTATATCCGAGCAGAGTTGGTATTTCGGATGGCTTCAGCTCAGGTTTACGCTTACGACGATTTGGTACTTTGTAGATGTGTCCGTTCATGACACGAATAAGCGGTGTAGCCATTACGCCTCCTGCTTGTCGCGCAGCAGCTGGAACTCGCAGCGCTGCGGAATAGTCAGGTGGCAACCAATATTCATCGCCCAGGCTTCAACCTTACACAGGAAGACATACATCTCTCCGGTATCAAGATCGGAGGTATGGCGTAACGACTGGATAGTGGTGATATCACCGGTTACGACATCAACCAGTTCTTTGGTTTCATAACCGAGATAAGTGTGTTTCAGAGCATCCTTCACCCACTCTGGCGTAGCGAAAGTCTTACCCCGGCTGATGAGGTATTCGCTGATTTCGGTGTACCACATGTGGCTTAAGCTATTTTGAGACAGGCTGCGCTTATCGCGCCATGGCTTCAGTACCATGCGGAAGCACTTGCCGTCCTCCAGATAAGGCTGGAGCTGCTGACCGATAGCGGTGAAGTTACCGCGATGAAGTTTGATGCCGTCTTGTGGGAGGTTCACGCTTCACCTCCGCAGAGGTCAAACGCTGGATGCAAAAAATCGCAGGTGCATTTCTGCATCTGTGGCGGGAGAAGAGAGTTTAGATTGTATGTGCGCATAAACGTCCCCGTTTAGCGCAGAAGTCACCGGAGTTGTTCAGGCTCCGGTGACATGATTATGGCTGGTTGATTATAGAAAATCAAAAACCTTTTATGGCAACAAAAAAACGCCGAGGGAGGTACGCCAGTTAATTTATGGAAGAAAATGCCCCAGATGGAACGCTAAAACAAGGATAAACTTTGCCCTGCTCCAGGCGTTGGCTCTACAAATGTTACATCTTTAATTCTTTCGCCTAGGAGAAAAAATTTGTCCAAAGATAGCGATGGTATTGTTGCAAACCCATCAGCCCCCTTTTTCCTAGCAACCCCTCTCACGTCCATGAGAATTCGCCCTAATACGTTCATACCATAATAGTTACCTTCTGGGTCTTTACTGGCACCCCAGAATTGGTCCTTCTCTGAGTGTTCCACGATGAAATGGTCGCCTGTACTGTCTAACAGCGCAAAGAACGTATCCCAGTTCTGGCATAATTTTACGCATACACACCACTTCATAATCGAAACTCGATTCTTATCCCATCCTGCGCGAGTTTTGGATTCAAACGATCTTGCGGTCTGCTTGGCTTCATAGGGGTTTCCTTGAGTAATGATGGCCTTTTGTATATCCGGATAGTCTGGATATCGGCATGCTTGGTAAAGGATTTCACTTGATTGAATAGGCAACCCATTGATTAACAATGGATATCCTTTAGCCATGTTGGAAAGCCCCCCCCATTTTTCGGTGGTTTTCCTGAAGGAAACTGTGTTCTGTAGCGGATATAATCTATAGCTCATACCACTCATTATACCCATTCCGCTTCATTAGTGGATACCAGCAGTCCAATGCGGGAGCACCTGTTGGTTCATAATCTCCCCACCAAAAAGCCAGCGGCACATTATTCGGGCAATTTCGATAAGTAAATGTTGTTCCCCCAAAACCCAAACCGTCAAAAGTAGAAAAACCTAGAGGTTTGAGCACCTCACTAGGGGTTTTCCTGTGCAGCAAGATATTAAAGCCGACTTTAGTAAGGATAGATTCGAAACGATCCCTTGAGGCTTCATTTCTAAAACTATCAGAAGAGGCATATCCATCTCTGAATACGCCTTTGTAAAGCTCACACTCCTCGAATTTCTCGGGAGTATCTACACTATATTTCCTTGGCCAGAAAACACCTGATTGAGCAGAACGACTTTTTCGGTTTTCAACCTCACGCATACCACCATTCTTCACGTGTACAAAAATGTTTCTATCCTTAAAAATATATTCTAATCGTCTTTTTATATTATAGTCAGATAACGTATGAGATGAAAAAAAATATACATTGAATTTAATATCTCTTAAATTAAATTTTAAAACAAAATTACTTATCGATTTGATGGCCTTTTCTCCTGAAAACGACACATCATCAATATATACAAATGTATCAAATTTATTTACTTCATCTTGAGTTGATGATTCAGTAA